CCCAACGACGCCACCGGCAGCGTACTGCGGAACACCAGCGGGGATGTCAGCCGCATAGTTCAGGGGGCGGATCGTGATGGTCGTCGGCGCAAGCGGACGCGACGGCACGTTGATCTCGCGCATGGTCGTGCTGTACGGACCCTTGCGGGGATCTGGATTCCCGTACAGGCCGGAATGACCGTAGGGATACATCTCGCGATGCATGGTGAGGAGACGACGGATCTCGTCAATCTGACCACCGCGCGCAAACCCCTCGCCAGCCATGCTGGGAGTGACTGCTCCACCCTCCGACGAGGGCATCAGGCCGCCGCCATAAGCCTTCTTGTGCCGAGCCGCGTCATCCGTGGCCGCACGGTAGTCAACCGTCTTGTATCCGCCAGCAACGCCCACAGCGTCAGGATGATGCTTTTCGACCTCATCAGCCATGAGGCCGATATGCGTCCTGCCATCCGCCATTGTGTAGCGGTAGAGCTTCTGACCGTCCTTGAGCTTGCCGATCTCTTCCACGTTCGCCTTGAGGCGACGATCAGAGAAGAAGCTCGACGGCTGTGTGGTCGTCGTCGTGGAGCCGGAAAGCGCACCAGTCCCCATCGCGATGTTGGCGAGGAACTGAGCGACTTGGAACGGGTAGCCCTGCTCCTGAAGGAACTGGTTGTAACGAGCGGTAAGATCTGCCTGCTGGGTCTGCTGCTCTGCCGTGCCAGCCGCAAGCTGCGCCTGTGCGCCCTGTAGGGCAGCCTGCTGCGCGCCCGCGCCAAGACCGGCAAGCTGCTGACCAGCCTGCATCCGGCGAGCCAGATCCGCCGCCACGACACCCTGCTGCCCGGCAGCCGTCTGGACAGCCTGCCCGTAGCCCTGAGCGTAGATGGGGGCCAGAGCCTGCGCTGTGCCTAGCTGCTGTTGGCGCGCAAGGTTAGCCGCCACAAGGCCAGCACGATCACCACCAAAGGCACCCGCCCTGATGGCATTCGCCGTCTGCCCCATCATCTCTTCCTGCTGCTGCTGGCGCAGAGCCTGATAGGTCGGACGAGCGACGGACTCGATGTAGGGGTTCTCGTAATAGGCGATCTGCCCCTGTGTCAGGGGACCAACATCCTGCGCTCCGGCCATAGTCAGGCCGGTTCCAGCCCCAAAGAAGGGCTGCGCCAGATTGGCCCCTGCGCTTGTCCCCTGAATACCGGCCTGCTGAGTACCGGTCAGCGGGGCAACAAACTGTCCGGTGTACTGCTGGAATGGGCGCTGCGCGACCTGCTCTGCCCGAGCGTTTACGGCATTGTATCGCGCCAATACTTCCGGCGGGATTGAAACGCTCTGGGTAGATTGAGAGGTCTTGCCGCCCATATTAGTGTTCCTTTACCGCCCCGGTTGTAGCCCCGTAGAGGAAGAACGCCCCACTAGGCTTTCCAAACTGACGCTCGTACAGGCGAACCTTTGCCTCGGTACGGTCGTTAGACAATACACCAATGATCAGCGGAATGCCCAGCGCATCAGACACGGATTTGCTGAACTCGCAAAGCCGCCGAGCGCGCCCTCCCTTGGCATTTCGGTAGTCTGGGTGAATGAAGATTGCCTTCTCCTCCAGAACTTCTCGATCACTATACCACATATTCCCTACACGAAGCAAAACTGCTCCTTCAGGCTTTCCATTCGCGCCAATGACGCCGACAACACCCCTGTCCTTGTTCAGGGCAGGCCAGATTTCCGCGAGAAGCTTGTGCGGATTCGGCTCCACAAAGCCGTTTTCGTCGCACGCAGCCAATGCAAGATCCATGATGTCGTGAACGTCATTCGGCGTACCAACCCTCACCTTGATTTCGTCAGCCATATCCTTCCCCCTTAATCAGCCTTCGGTCCCGGCAGGGACTTCAGAGTAGCGACAGTCTTTGCCCGCATTTTCTTGACAAAGCTGTCCAAAACTTTATGCCCAGCATCCATGTCGCCATTCCCGATCCTGACCACATCGTCAGGATGGATGACGTACTCCCCGCCAGCGGCAACGATAGGAACCGTCGAGGAGATCCCCGCATCCGCCCCCGGAGTGCCGAACTTGCGGGTCGAGAAGATGCTGTTGGCGACCTTGAAGCCAGCCATCGTGTTCCCCTCGCCCATAGCCGAGATGATGTCGGCAGGGATGACATAGGCCCCGGATGGCACATGCATGGGGAGGTGATCGGTCCTGCCAGCCACCGCGCTATGGATCGGCCCCGTGTGGACCCTCTCGGTAGCGGGCTGGGTAGGAGCCATGAGCGGGCCACCCTCTGCGCGAGCCTTCCTAGCCGTGCTGAGAGCGATGGCGATAGCCTGCTTCTGGGGGCGACCAGAGGAGACAAGCTCGCTGATGTTGCGGCTGATGGTCTTCTGCGACTTTCCCTTGGCGAGGGGCATGATCATGTTCCCGCAAAGTAGGTCACGTTGATCGACTGTCCCGTTCCGGGAGAGATCACCAGACCCGTGTTGAAGACCTGACCAAGGGGATACATCCCAGCGGTCGTCGGGGTGGAGAATAACTTGTTGCCAGCAGCCGTCGTGGTCGTGCTGGACGCATTGTAGATCGAACCCGCCGCACTACCGGCAACCACAACGCAGACATTGACCAGATACCCTCGGCCAGCGATGACAAGAGTGTCTCCGGTAACCGTGGCAGATGTCGCGTTGCCCTGCGCGCGCAGGATCGTCTGAGCCGTGTTGCTGAGAGCGACAACAGCGTTCTTCTGAGTAGTCAGGATGTCTGCAAGGCTAGCCATCAGAACTTACCATCCTGCTGGAATCGATACCTGATATTACCAAGACGCCAGAATGTTCCGATGTCTTCACTTTCAATCTTGATGGAAACAAGCCTGCCCCTGAATCGAGGAGTGATGAATTTCACAGATTGAGTGAGAGTATATGGACCGTAAGCAAGAGGAGTCTCGCCGGGATAATCAGTAACGTAGAATGTCAGTTTGATATTTGCGTCCTGAACTCCACCATAATATCCCCACTTCATGTCGGGCCAGATCTGATCAATGAACATCTTCACATCGGCTTCCGTCATGACGAAGTAGCCAGTCTGGAAGGACGAGACCATCGGAGAGCCATCGGCATCAGTCGATGTCTCATGCTGATAGATGTACTGATTGGGAGCGGCTCCAATCGGAGGGCCAAGCACCGACTCGTTGATCCATGCGGTGCGTCCAAGCTCACCGTAATCCCACTCGTTCAGGATGACGTTGTACTTGACGTAGTGGCTGACCTCGCCGCCATTGCTATTCGTTGGGTAATACCAAGTGATCTCACCAAAACGACTGTTAGGAGCGATGCGGATCTTGTCTAGATTTGCAGTATCAAGATCCTGAAAGATCACATCCCAGACAGGGCAACGAATCGGCTCGACGCCCCCGCCAGCAAGACGGAAGAACTGGCTCTGGCCCATCCAGTAAACGACACCGTTCATGGACCCGGCAGCCTTGCGACCGATCAGGCCGCATCCGTTGCCGATCTCATTGAACTGATAGACATACGGAGGACCAGCGTACTGCATCGCCCATACGCCAAGGTCCGTCCAGATCAGTCCCTGCTGCGGACCTTGGATGCATTGAACGATGCGAGATCCCTTGGGAATTCGATATGAACCAGCCTGATTTGTAATCAGGGGAATCCAACTGTCGTAGTTGTTTACATCGCACCAGCGAATGAGCAGCGGATCGATGATCCCGGTAAAAGTAGATCCCCATGCAATAATCTGTCGCTGCGGCATCGCCACAAACATTCCTTCATTTACCGAAGGAGCGTTGGCAATCGCCAATGCAATTTCAGCTCCACCAGCAGGAGACCAGTAGTAGATCGGCCCACCATATGGACACGCGATAAGTATCTCGCCCCAATTATCCAACGTCCAATCGACCGCATTTATCGGAGTGCCGAGATCAGGATCAGGAGCAGAACCGCTTCCGTACCCTCCAACACCGTATCCGCCAACACCATATCCAGTTCCAGACGCGAGAGGACCGACTCCATTCAGATACACAAAATGTGCATCTCCAGCGTTTTCATCGGCAGTTGCGGTAGAGCTTGCCTGAGAACTTACAGCAATTGAGAAAACACTTGAGGATGCGACATCTGTGACGATGTAATTTCCATAGACTGTTATTCCACCAACTGAAGTGGCAACTAGGGCTGTAAATGTATCTCCAGCAACATAACCATGATCTGCAAGAGTCACATCTACGGTATTTGATCCGCTAGTGGTGTCATACTGAGGGACAGCCCCTCCGTTTGATACAGTAGATGTGGCAAGAGCAGGGTCTCCAAGCTTATCTCTAGCTTCAATCGAATAGCTTGTGGAACCTATCGGAGTCACCTGATACTGACCGAAAAGCACAAGTCCACCAACGCTAACTTGCGTCTGGATATCAACAACATCGTACCTATCAACTGTAAAATTTGCATCTATGATGGTTACTGTGCTGCTTCCAGATGTAGTCGAAAAATCTACTGCCACATCAGAAGTTACCTTCTGAGGGGTGATGTCTGTTTCAACTCCGCTATTGATGACCTCAAGCGCCTGTCCACCACCAGCCGCAATCCCCTCCGCGCCAACGGCAAGGTACGAATTGCTGTTGGTGTCCTCCCAAGCCCAGAGGCAGCGCACGATGCTGCCAATCGTGTCTGGAAAGAACTTCGTCCACCCACCAAGCTTCTGCACAAGGCCGCCAAGCGTCCGATCAGGGATGAACCTGATCAACTGGCTATTGCTGATAGCAGCCTCGTTGAGGGCGGGAGTCTTGTTCTGATCGACGCCCGGCAGGAGCTTGAAGGATGCGTGTGGCATCTATCACCCCCGCGTCGGGCTAGCCGTCGCAGACTGCGACTGCGAAGACCAAGCGGCAGCCTCAAACTTCTTGCGGTTCTCTTCTGCCATCGCTCCCTTCAGAAGAGCTTGATACTGGCTCTCATAGGTTACAGCCATCTGAGGATCATCGTTGGCGCGGCCAAAGTTTCGCTGATAGCCGGAAATGTAGATCATGCTAGCCATGATCATTAGATCGGGAAGATAGAGACTGATGAATGTCGTCGGATTGGCAGAGGAAAGGCTGGAAGGACGATAAGTTCCGACGATTTCGACCGTATATGCCGCGTCAGGATACGGACCAAGGAGAAACGTATAATCATCAAACGGGCAGAAGTACTTTGGCGTCCCCCTGCTTGTGGAAACACCATAAACCGCATCAAGGAATTCCTTGGTGCATGGAAGGAGCGGAACTCGCGTTCCAAGATCAGGATTGCTGGTCCCAGCCGGAGTGATCACATTGATCTGCTCTGGAACGACAAAGGTTCCTGTTGGAACTGCAATCTGCCTACTTCCAACGGTTGTGCCATAACTTGTGTTTGATATTGAAGTAAACAGAAAATCAAGATCGCGATAAATCCTATTTTCCGCATATGTAATCATCTGCGGAAGAATTGTCACAAATTCAGCGTTGGCTTCCTCGACAACTGCCAAGGTTGCAATCTGAGTGACGTACTGCGAGTAGGTAAGCCCGGTCGTCATTGGTGACTCCGTTTCCCCCTCACTTTAACACCTTCACGAAGCTGCGGATAGCTTCGCGTAGGCATCGGCAATCTTAACATCATACCCGTGCTGTGCATAGCCGGGGCCGTTGTAGCCCTTGGCAAAGGTCGCCCAATCCTTGAATCGAAGCGGACGGATCAGACCGGCGTTCTTAATGAAAAGGCCCATCTGTCGAAGCTGGCCTGTCTCGGATTTGCAAGCCTCGTCAACCATGTCCTCAACAGACTCATGCCCGACCATCTTGAAATTGCTGCCCATGATCTGTCCCAGACCCCAAGAGGTCGAGAGTAGGGCGGCACGTTCATCGATGGCACAGGCTCGCGTGATCTCGTCGTAGACCGCATCAGAGCCTTTGGGATAGGGCTTCATGCCCCATGCCTTGTAGGCAAGCCCCTCTTCAACGGCCCGCTTGTGAAGCTCCGGCTTGCTGAAGGTATGCTTGAAGAAGTAGTGCCTCTCAAATAGAGCCTTGGGACGCCCTTTGGCATCGAACCCCGAGCCAGCGGCTTCGACTGCAATCACAGCCCGAAACGCAGCAGGCTCGATCTCCAGCATCTTGGCGACGCCGATGATCTCATCCAGCGTTGCCTTCCTTGCCTCACCCTGAAACGAACGCATCACTTCTGATTCCCTGCAAGAAGCTGAGTCTTCTGCTGACTGCTGGAAGACGAGCCAAAGTAGTATGCAATGACCTGCTCTGCCTTCGCACTTACAAATCCAATCAATGTACCTACAGTCGTAGCCATCAGCGGATCTTTCATACCATCCACATACCCCATGAGGACGAGAAAGACAGTTGCCATGAAGCCTGCCACGACGACGAAAGCCAGAACGCGCGGCATCCAGTCGCGAACCTGAGTCTCGCGACGACGGGCGCTATCGCGATCCGACGCGGCAATCTTTTCAAGATCGATATCCAGTTCACGCATCTGCACCGCGAAATCGTTGTCAGCCTTCTTGAGGGCCAGCAACTGATCCGCAGAGGCATTGTTGATTGCCTTGGTCATATCGTCCTTGGAGGCACCATCAGGCAGTCCAAGAGCATCAGCGATGACCTTGTACGCCATGCCACCAATCGGACCGCCAACAGCGGTGGCGAGCGTAGGGGCAACAGCCCCAATGATCTTCATGAAGTCCATTACTTTCTCCTTTTAACCTTCTTGATGACAGGCTTGGAATGAATTTTATTTATCGCAGCATCATACT